GAACACCTAAAGCCGTGTCTCCACCGTACTTGTAGTTCTTATCAACTTGATTAAGAGCCGATGATCCTGCGCTGGGTCTGCGTTCAGCCATTCTGCATTCTCGCTATCTCAGAGTCTGACATATATCTCATTGCTCGGCGTTGGGCCTCAGCTCGCATCCTCTCGGCCTCAGCACGTTGCCTGTCGCTGATGTCAGCCATCTTCTCTTGGTTGTTAAGCTGCTCGCCTACTGCCTGTGCGCTTGTCCTGTCAATCGTAGCTCCTGCCTGCTGAGCCTTGATCTGAGTGTCCATGCGCTTAGTCTCTGCATTGAAGAAGTCTATCTGGTTTTCAGCCTGATCGCCTTGCATCTGCGTCTGGAGCTTCTGCGCTTCTAGCTGTAGCTTCATCTGCTCGTTCTGGAGCTTGGCCTGCTCTATCTGCGCTCGCAGCATTTCGGCCTGAGCCTTCATCTGCTCGGCCTGTGCCAAGACCATGTTTGGGTCTTGCTGTGGCTCGCCTTGCTGCTGCTGCGCTGCCGTCAGCTCTTCTTCGGTCATCTGGTCTTGAGGTATCAGGCCAGCAGCTATCATCTGTGAGCGTTTGCGGTCAGAGATTTGCTGAGCTGAGGCCGTAGCCACGTTGTCTAGCAGGACATCACCAGCGATCTGGAGGATGCTTGGATCGACCTTAGCAATCTCAATGATTGTTTCAATAGTCTCCTGTTGACGATTCTTGAAGCTCGCACCAGCCTTGACCTGCACATCATAGTTACCTACCGACAGGTCATTCACAGTCACCACATCGCCTGTCTGTTGGTCTATAACCTTCTGGTTGATGTCTGCAACGTCATAGGTGTTATCTTCCTTCAGCAGCCTCACAGTACGCGCTGAGTCGTATATCTCTGGGATGGCAGACACCAAGATGCGACCAGTGGCACGAATGCCAAACTCCAAGGCTTTGAAGTATTTGATCGTAGAGTTATCGCCTTTGTTCTGTAGAGCATTGATAGCAACGCCAGATTGGTTCTGTGGATTGTCACCCATGTTGCTGGAGAACATACCAGAGGCGTAAGTAATCATGCCTCGCATAGCCTCAGACATTGTGCGTAGCGCAGGATTGATTTGTGCGCCGCCTTGCTGTTGAGGCACTTGCGGGTACTCAGGATCTACGTTGAAGAACTGCACTGGATCGTGGTTAGTGTTCAGCGTCTGTAATGAATCTTCATGACCAGCAGCCTGACTCATTGTCATCCAATACTTAGACCTTGGCGCAAGGCTAGTCTCTGCGACTTCACGAGATACGCTGTAATTCAGCACCCGCTGAGAGTCCATGAGCTTTTCAACAAGTCCCCAGAAGATCGTCTTGTTCTCAAATATCTTGTAGTTGGCGTAGATAGGTACAACCGGAATCATGCTGAAGACTGTCTCTTTCTTCTCTTCAAGCCAATCACTAGCGTCAAATAACCGTGAGCAGACAGACTTCTTGACGCGCTTGCGCCTGCGTACTTCTGTCACTCCAATCGACTCAAGCTCATCAGCTATCTTCTTGAAGTCATCGTCAACCTCATGAACCTGACCATTGGACATCATTGCAAGCTCACGCTCTTCCTCTTCGCAGTACAATAGCTCACCAATGACCACGACCTCAGCCTTGTCGTAGTAAGCCTCACCATCACGGCCTTCATCTACTGACTCGCCAGATCCTTCAGGGAAACGCCTGTCATACTCTTGCTTACCGATTGCGTGAAGGATAAAGCAATAGCGTGAGTCTGACTTGTCTTGCTTCTCAGCAGCAGGATCAAACCATACTCGGTCAAGCGCATTGCCAATAGGCTCAATGAACAGATCTTGGTCAAAGCTATCCTGACTGACGTACTTATGCACAACGCGCCAAGCGCCAAAGCCAGTAGTCACCATAGTGCGAGCAGCGTGGTTGTAGACCTCGCTAGCATCAGACATAGACTCAATATTACGAACAATGCCTGAGTAGGTATTCGCTATGTCCTTGGTACTGTTGCCGCCAGCAGGAGAGACAGAGACATCAAAGGAGGCTTGGTCAATCTCCGAACAAACCTGATCAATAATCGGATTAACCATATCAAAGCTGTAGCGCGGAGACTTGGACTCTTTCGCGTTGCTGTACCAATAGGGTTCCCATTGACCATCACGCTTATCCACAAACAACGCAGCCTCGCGCCCATTGTCGCGCAGGTCTTGGTCAGCCTCCTGAGAAGCAGAAAGCAGGTTAGCCACATACTCGTGATCTTCATAGCTCGAAGAGTTATAAGTGTCCTCGCCATACTCTTTCTTAGAGTCTTTCTCGTATTCATAATCGTCTTTTTTAGCCATGCTTCCATCCTGAGAAGTTCAAAACAACCTTCTGTTGGTTTATTGCTTTAGGCGAATGCAGCGACATCATCAGCGCATCACCCATGTTCGGACTCGGCAACCGATAAGGAGGCTTTGCCATCTCTATCTTGCTGAGTATCTGTATCTTGCCAGCGTTGTTCCGTTTTAGTGGTATGCGGCATACCTCAGCGCGTAGCTGGTCTAGTACTGCTATCTCCGAGGATAGGCTGATCATGTCCTCTGGGTTCACATACTCGCCTTTAGTAACGGCTCTGTGCGTGGCCTCAAACCTGTCTCTTAGCCGCCACCAGTATTGCGCTCGCTTGTTCTTGAAGGTCTCACGGTTGGTCTTGTCTCGCTGGATGCCGCCGCTGGTGTACGGTAGCTCTGGGTCTTCAGCAGCCTCTGAGCCTTTGAACATACTGTACTTGATGCTGTTCTTGCCTGCTAGCGCCTGATCTACCTGCCGCTTGAGGCTTACCCCAAGACCGTCAGCGTCCCAAATGAAATGGTCAGCGTTAGCCTTCAGCGCCTTGTCCAGCGCCCAGTCCATGCCTTCACCAGCGTCACCTGTTACCATTTCACACACATCTAAAATTACATTGCCATGACGCAAACAAAAGCCTTTACTATCAGATCCTTCGTCTGACGGATCGTGAGAGGCTATGATCGCGCCTTCAGGCTTCCAGCCTAGCTTTACATGAGCGTCTACCGCCGACAAGAACCACTCAACAGGAATGATTGAGTCTTCGTTCTCATCATACGTTTCGCCTTCCCAGACATGAGCATAAAGAGCCGCTGACATATGCTCTTGGTCATAGGCTCGCTCTTGCTCCAAGACTTCTGGGAATGCTGGATTATCGCTATAATTCATCCAGACAATCGTATGATGCTCATCCTCATAAACGCCATCTCGCCGCAGCTCTTTCTCAAACGGCTTAACGAATCGTAGGAAGAATGGATCAGCGGCTGACCTTGGGTTAGCTGCCATCCATATCTCTGAGCCTGCCGTCCTGAGCGTAGGCGTGAGAGCCTTGAGGCTGGCCTCTGATATTGTCTGCGCTTCGTCCACAAACACACGATGGAAGCCGTGGTAGCTCTTTACAGACTCTGGTGAGCGAGCAAGCCCGATGTACTTGAACGCAGTCTCGCCGCCGTAGCGGATCTCATTGCGCTGAACCTCAAAGCCTTTCAGGTCTAGCCGTTCTATCTCAGCACACAGCAGCGTATGAATGGAGTCGTCAATGCTGGCTTGGAACTCACGAGCGCAGAGAGTTTTGATTCCCTGCATCTGTGCTGCCTGTAGACACAAATCACCCATCGTCATGCTCTTGCCTGAACCTCGACCTCCGATGCAGATCTTGTAGCGCTTAGGCTGCAAGAACGGAAGCATCTTCTTGGGTATCTGCATCTTAGGCATGATTAATAGCCCATCTTATTCAAAGTCAGCCATGTCTGAAGCTGGCGGCTTAAACGCTTTGAACTTTTTTGTCTTGTAGCCTCCAGACGCATACCGCAACGCCTCTGCTTTATTTTTCATCTTGAGGAAGTTGTTAGTTTTCAAAGCAGAATCCATAGCTTTGCTATTGTCATCAAACTCTTTCAGCTTACCGTCAATCAGTTGAATGGTAGGAAAGACGTACCAGTTACCGTCCTCATCCGTCTCAGCAGCCATTTTATGAGATGACACGCTTCCATCCGAGTTCTGAATGTATGGATAGTTCTCAGGATTGTTAATCCTATCAATGAATTCTGGTTCTGCCATTATTCGGATTTCTTTATGTTATCTTCAGCCGGTGATCTTTCCTCTCGCGGCGGTGCTACAAACCCATGCTTTGCGGCATAGGCTAATGCGCTATCTCTAGCAGATTGCCGAATTGTTTTTAC